AGGTCGGCACCACGCAGGTCGGCGTCAGTCAGCCTGGCACCAGTCAGCCTGGCACCAGTTAGGTCGGCACCACGCAGGTCGGCGCGAATTCCTCCTTCTTTATTGTTTAACCATTTTTTATGGTTTTCTAAAATAACTTGCAACGTTTCTTTTTCCATAATATCTCCTCCTAAAATAGCCCCGCGTCTGCGGATTTTTGTTTCGGCCTGCTGGCCTCATCAGTACCGGAGCCTTACCGGTATACAAGCCCGCGTCTGCGGGCACTTAGCTTATCTCGGAACAACCGCACAGCCTACAACTCTGTACTTTTCTCTGGTTTCTTCCGTTTTTGCTTCACGGCGCAATTCTTTAACCACTTTTTTTGCGTCGTCGTCTGTTAGTCCACTATAAGTCGCACTAATTGCTCTGTACTTGCCAGTGTCTCTGTCTAATCTTGTAATCATTTTCATCTTGTCCTCCATAGTTACTCTCTCAAGCAACTTTATATAATGATTATAATACTAAAAGAAATAAAAGTAAATAGAAAAAATAAAAAAAGTGATAAAATAATTAAAATAAATATCATTTACTACCTATCCATATATACTTTTCCATATATAGGCCCTAGGATCAATCCAAAACACAAAACCATATAAATACCCATAAATCCCTGCAAAACTTCGCTACGACAATCCTAGGCACTATAAAACAAGCTTTAACACACCCATATATATCAAACTTAATATATAGAATCTCACTATTAACTTACCAGTATATATAAGGTATAATATATATTATGAGTAACAACCAAAAACAGGCTAAAAAGCAATCAAAACCTACTATAAACCATAAAAAAAATAAAGTAAATATAAAAACTAAGCCTTCTTTAAAAAAAGGCAAAGAAATGGCCAAGAAAAATAAGAATATAAAGGCAGTGATAAAAAAGACAGATAGTAAAGAGGTAATATCAGCCCTAAGTACGCTTTTACAAAATGCTAATAAATCATCTATACCGGATGAGTCCTTTAAGTCTCTATTGCAATATGATAAGGGCAAAAAGAAAGTAGGTAGACCAACCATGCATGATCCCAATATATATCCTAAGATGTATGCATTAGCAAAGGAAGGTTATGGTATAGATGCTATTGCTTTTAGGATTGGCGTGTGGCCTATGCAATTTAAAGAGTGGGCAAAAAAGTTTCCGGAATTTAGTACTGTCATTAAAAAATGTAGGGAAATAGCAATTGATTGGTGGACTGAACAAGGACTAAAAAATATATATAATTCTAAGTTTAATAATATACTTTGGATGATGAATATGTCTAATCGTTTTAGGTGGAAAACATCTAATGGATCAGTAAATAAAAATATAAAGAAAGAAATGAAATTTACAGAAGAGCAAATACTAAGGACAGTACAAGAGGTAGAAATCATAAATGGGAACACAAGTGAAGTCGCCAGAATATTGGCAGAAGCTGGTGCACTCGAATCCACAACTACAGAAACTATTGATACCACGGCTGACGAAGTACATACTTCACACTCCTCATCCTAAGCAACAGGCATTCTTACTATTAGATTGCCTTGACGCTTTTTATGGTGGGCCATTAACGTTAGATAGTAAAGTGCTTACACCAAAAGGTTTTATCCTTATGGGAGAAGCAAAGATTGGGGATGAGATACTAACACCAGATGGTAAAATATCTAAAGTTATTGAGATACCATTTGATGGTGTAAACCCGACATATCGAATTACTTTTTCTGATGATACTTTTGTAGATGCAGGTATTAATCATAAATGGAAAGTTAATTGTTCTGATTGGAATAGATCTATGAATATGTGGAGAGAAAAATCTACATATGAAATGAGCTTAGATTATATAAAATCAAATGGAAGATTAAAATATAAGGTTCCTAATGTAAGTAATAATATTGAGTTCAAAGAAAATGAACATATTATTTCCCCATATACTCTAGGTGTTCTTTTGGGAGATGGTACAATCACAAAAAAGAATCCTATAAAAATTACAAATATAGAAAAAGAGATTTATGATAGGATTAGTAGGGAAGTATTTACAAGGTACCATATAACAAGACCATTAGGGAAATTGAAAAATAATTATAATATTTCGAGAGAAGGTTATGGATATAATAATTCTGAAAATATTTATGCTACAGAATTAAGGCGTATGGAGTTGTTAGGATGTAGAGCAAAAGATAAATTTGTACCAGACGAATATTTATATGATACTTCTAGTAATCGTTTAGCAATATTGCAAGGACTTATGGATACAGATGGTGGAATACGTATACATGCAAGAGGAAATGAGATTAAGTATTCTACTATTTCAGAGAAATTAAAGGATAACATAATATTTTTAGTACAGTCATTAGGTGGTATTGCAACATGGAAAAAGGAAAATGATTATTGCTATAGAATATACATTAGTTTAAATGCAGATGTATTTTCATTGGGTAGAAAAAAAGAAAAACAATTACATAATCAGAATGTTTCTAGGATGATAAAGAATATCACCTACATTGGTGAAATACCTGTTAAATGCATAACAATAGATCATCCAGAGCATTTGTTTATAACTAATAATTTTATAGTAACAAAGAATTCAGGAGGAGGTGGGAAATCAGACGCTCTACTTATGGCTGCATTGCAGTATGTAGATATCCCAGGTTATAATGCAATTTTAATTCGTGACACTTATGCCAATTTAGTAAAACCAGAGGGATTATTATATAGAGCACATGAGTGGCTTGTTGGTACAGATGCACATTGGGATGGAGACTCTAGGTCTTATGTATTCCCTTCTGGTGCTACTTTATCTTTTGGATATCTTGATGGTCCAAGAGACCATTACAATTATCAAGGGCCTGCGTATACTTTTGTTGGTATTGATGAAATGGTTAACATTAAACAGCATCAAGCAGAGTATATGTTTTCCAGATTACGCAAAAAAGATAAGAAAGCGTATTTAATAGATTTAAAGAAATTACCCCAATATAAAGATTTGCCAGAAGAGATTCTGTTAGCTTTACAAAAAGCATACGCAAAAATACCAATAAGATTTAGAGGTACAGCAAATCCACCATCACGACAGCAATTAGCAACAGGTAAATGGGTAAAAGATAAATATGTAGATAAAAAATCTAGAGATAAGTCTACAGTTTTTATACCTGCAGGTATTAAAGATAATCCGAGTTTAAACGAAGCAGAATATAGAAAATCATTAGATAGGCTAGATCCAATAACGCGTAAACAGATAATGGATGGTGATTGGAATATAAATGTATCTGGTAGAATAATGTCACGGGCATGGTTTAGGGTGGTGGATATATTTCCAGATGATCAGATTGTTAAAAAAGTAAGGTTTTGGGACTTAGCAGCAACCGAAGAGAATGTAGAAGAAAATAATGATCCTTGTTGGACTGCAGGTGTTAAAATGGGTTTAACTAAAGACAACCAGTATATTATAATTAATATAACAAGGTTTAGAAAAAAGCCTTTAGGTGTAGAACAGATGATTAGACAGGTTGCTGATATAGATACAACTAAAGTCCCAATACATATGGAGCACGAAGGCGGCTCTGGTGGCAAGAATACCATTGACCATTATAGGCGTAATATTTTAAGAGAATTTGTATTTGGTGGTGATCTACCAAAAGGATCAAAGATAGAAAGAGCAAGTCCGTTCGCCAGTCAAGCAGAAGCAGGTAATGTTCTTTTGCTTAATGGTGCATGGGTAGAGGATTTCTTGGATGAGGCAGATGTATTCCCTGATGGTAAGTTTAAAGATCAGATAGATGCTTGTTCAGGTGCTTTTACTGCTTTAGCTACCAGATTAAACGGAATAAGGGTGAGGTATGTATGATCGAGAAATATGATATTGGTGACGATTATTATATAAACCATAAATTACAATTTGTTTTATTTAATCTAACAGATGGCAAATTAAAAATTTGTTTTGAGAAAACTATGTCAAAATTGCAATGGGTATATAATTTTGCATTTTCTCCATTTCTTATTAGAAGAGCCTACAAAGATATGGTAGAAAAATTTAGTGTTCATTGGGGATTCCATAAATGTTATCATGCAGTAAGGGACGAGTTAATTAATTATGTAAAAACAAATATAGAATCTATTTATTCAATATCTATTTATGGTGCTTCCCATGGTTGCTCTGCTGCTTTGGCATTCTGTGAGGATTTAATCTTTAATAATCTACATCAAGGAATAATGCTAGAATGTAATTATGGTGGATCACCAAAGTGGATGAGTAAGAAAGCAGAAAAGATTATAAGACGTAGAGTTTGTACAAAAGCAATTGAATGGGAAAATGGATCGGATATAGTGAATAAGTTAGCACCTTTTTACACGCAATATAAAATAATTAAACATCTAGGACAGCCAAGAAAATGGTATAAGTGGTCTATTAAAGATCATAAAGATATCTGTACATTAATGAGAGATAAATATGAGCAAGAATAAATCAGTACCGTGTATCTATTATTGCGAAAAGACTGGAAAATGTAAGAACACACAGTGTCCAATAGGATTCTGTTTTATGGCAAAGAATTTA